CTGGTAGTAGTTCCCAGCAGTCTTAAATATCAGTGGCTCAGAGAAATTAAAAAGTTTACAAACTCTTCTGCGGTAGTTATTGATGGCACACCAAAACAGCGTGAAATATTGTGGCGTTCTGCACTACATAGCCGTTATGTAATTGTTAACTCTGAAGTACTTTCCCATGATGAAAAATATTTAACTTCTTTAAATATGAACTGCATTGTTATAGATGAAGCAACCATCATTAAATCGTTTAGCGCAAAACGCTCAAAGATGCTTAAAAAACTGGGTAAGAAATTTCATTACCGTTTTGCTCTTACAGGTCAACCTATTGAGAACCGCCCTGAAGAATTGTTCTCTATTATGGAGTTTGTTGACCCTGCGGTGTTGGGGCGCTTTGATGTGTTTGATCGCACCTTTATTGTGCGTAATCATTTTGGTGCTGCTACTAGATACCGCAACCTCAAATCTTTGAATGACACCATGTCGGAATCTATGGTGCGTAAAACCCGTGCTGATATTGCCGACCAATTACCTCAGGTAATCACTCAAGTAATTCCTGTATTATTTGATAACGCAGGCGCATCTGCCTATGAGAAGATATCCGCAGACTTGCTAAACGAAATTCAAAAAGCGTTAACTCAGCATGGGAAAGGGTTTGACCTATGGTCGCATTATCACGATGGTACGGGCAATGAAGCGCAAGGGCAGATTATGGCTCGCCTTACTGTTCTACGTATGCTTTGTGATAACCCTGCACTTGTTACGGCTTCGGCACAAGCGTTTGACGACCCCTCTCAAAGTACAGAAGGTAGTGCATATGCTTCAGCAATCGTCAAAGCCAACTGGATTTCCTCGACCGCTAAGGCACCCAAACTAGACGCAGTTATCAAGTACATAGAAGATGTTCTCAGTGAAGACCCGACTAACAAAGTGGTTTTATTTTCGTTCTTTAAAAAGAACCTACGGCTTATCAAAGACGCAACTGCAAATATTGCGGACAGTGTCCTCTTCATGGGAGGAATGGGATCAGAAGAACGAGACGTTGCTAAACAACGGTTTCAAACAGACCCCAATTGTCGTATCTTTTTATCTTCCGACGCCGGAGGGTATGGAGTTGACCTTCCCCAAGCCAACTATCTCATTTCTTATGACCTCCCATGGTCTGCCGGTAAACTGGACCAACGAGAAGCCCGAATAATCAGACTGTCATCTGTACACCCCCATGTTACGATTACAGCCTTCGTTATGAAAGGAAGCATTGAAGAACGCCAATACGAGATGCTTCAACAAAAACGAGGAATTAATGAAGCGTTCCTTGACAAAGGGTATGACCAGCAGGGTAAGTTTGAACTTTCCTTGGGCACCCTATCCGATTTCTTAAAAAACACAGAGGTATAAATATGAGAGTAGTTCAAAGAGATAGCAACAATGGTGTTGACCCTACGTACCTTGCCCGTCTTGCAGAAGAGTACAAGAAGTCAAAAGAAGCGCTTAACTCTATTGAGAAGCGCACTAACGACTTAAAAAAAGAACTGTCTGACATTGTTGACAATGCAGGTGTTGCAGATAACAACGGACACCTATGGCTTGAGGTTGGGGATATCAAACTTAAGCGTGAGCGTCGTGTTATGAAGTCATTTGACTCTGCATCTGCCGAAACATGGGCGAAGGCAACAAACAAATGGGATGACGTCAAAGAAGTTGTGGAAGTTCTTAGCGAAGACAAACTTCTTGGTTTGGCATGGAACGATGAAGAAATTGCCAAACAAATTCAAACTTTTTATATAGAGAAAGAATCTTGGGCTTTTAAAGCATGAGAGACATTCTTGACGTTTTTGGAGACCTTCCTGATTTTCCCGGCTCACGCTTGCCTAAAAACCGTGAGACAGGGAAGAAGGGGGCTAAAAATGTAGATAACCCTTTTGCTGGAGTTCCCTTTAAAAAAGTAATTATTAAAGGTGAAGAAAAGCATTTATACACAATTGGCAATGTTGCTCGCATCTTAAACAGGCAGGCGCAGACTATTCGTAAGTGGGAAAGAAAAGGCTGGATTCCAGCCCCCACATATAGAACTTTAAAACCTAGTGGTGCCGAGTTGTTAAATGCCAAACAAAAGGGGTATCGTCTTTATTCCCGTGAACAGGTTGACGTGCTGATGGAAGCACTGGTACGCTTCAACCTTGATGGGACTAGAACCCCCAACTGGCAAGATGCTAATAGTTGGGTTAATTTCATTCAATATATCAAGGCTAATTGGCCTAAATAATAAGGAGCAACCACATGGGACGATGGGACGAAGATTTCGAGGACGACGAGCAAGAGTTCGCCAAGCCAGCGCAATCACCAAAAGAAGGGCTTACTCGTAAAGCACGCCCAATTATTACCGATGACGATGAAGACGACAAGCCTGTTGTAGGACGTGTTGTTCGCAGTGGTTGGGGTAGCCCCGACCGCACGACAGCAACATCAAGCGACGACTTTGCAAAGCGTCTAAAGGTCACTGAAGAAACACAGATCATCAAATTTCTTGAAGATCAACCATACGCTCGCTACCGCCAACACTGGGTAGAGCGCTCAGGACAGAAGTCCTTTACTTGCATTGCTGACATTGAGTCGGGCACATCATGTCCACTTTGTGAAGCAGGTAGTCGTGCCGCATGGCGCTTTAACTTCAACGTAGTTCTCCTCACCGTTGGTGAAGAACCAGTTCTTCGTTCATATGAAGTTGGCGCACGAGTTATTGACCAGTTGAAGAACTTCAATGATCATCCTGCAATGGGTCCACTGTCAAAGCATTACTGGACAGTGTCTCGTAGCGGTAAAGGCGCAACTACAGCAACCAATCATCAGATGGTCAAGAAAGACGACCTTTCTGATTGGGGTCTAGAGGCTCTTAGCATTGAGTCGCTTCACTACTTCTCAGGTGTTGCTTATACCGATGACATCATTCGCACCCCTGCTCGTAAAACACTTGCAGCGGTAGCACTTGAATTACAAACTGACTGATGGGTTATAGCGTCATCTCCTCTATTGCTGAGGTGCATGAAGCAGTTGCCGAAATCCAGCGTCACGGTGCTTTCGTCTTTGACGTCGAAACCCGTGGCGTGCTGGAACGGCACCCCGATGTGCAAGGATTTGTTGATCGTGACTGGAAAGAACACCTCACGAAATTAAAGTCCCCTTCACCTGACATTGCTTTAAAGGCACGTCAAAACATTGAAGACAAACATCGGGGAAACCTTGCTTTAGACCCAATGCGCAACGAGGTGTTTTGGATTTCTTTAGCCACACACGGTCATTCATGGGCTATTCCTATGGGTCACAAACTTGGTATTATTTTGACACCTGAAGAGAATGGCGATGGTTCTACTGTCCCACCTGAGGGTTATCGCAAGATGTTAAAGAATGGGCAAGAGTCGTTAGCAAAAGCCCGTTACACCATTCCTGCTGTTTACGACACCGTTCCGGTGCAGTTGAATCGTTCTGAAGTTTTAGAAGCACTACGCCCACTGTTCTTTAGTGACCTTGTAAAGGTCGGGCACAACGTTAAGTTTGACGCTCGGTCTATTGGCAAGTACTACGGAGAATTGCCTCATGGTCCATTCGCAGACACCATCTTGATGCAACATGTGCTTGATGAAAACTTGATGTCTTACTCTCTTGAGCAAGTTATTATGAAGAACTACGGTGGTTACAATCCCTACTCTCGTGAAGGCAAGATAGGCAAGATTATTGACAACGTGCCGTTTGATAAAGCAGTTCGCTATGTGCACTTAGATGCTCGGTGGACATGGATGCTTTACACTCGCATGTGGCGGATGATCAGCGCCAAAGATGACTTACTTGAGTGTTTTAACCTTGACGCAAAAGTTTTGCGTGTACTAATGGAAATGGAAGACAATGGCATTTTGGTGGATAGTCGTGCGCTCAAAGTATTGGGCAGGGAACTTGATGGAAAAATTAGGGAAACTATTCTCGCCATCTCGGAACACGCCTTCGTAGGTTTCAACCCTGATTCAAACCCACACAAACAAGCGCTCCTGTTTAACAAAAAGCGTGAAGGTGGCTTATCGCTTAAGCCAGTAAAGAAAACCGCTAAAGGTGCTCCGTCGGTAGATGAAGAATCCTTACAGAAGTTAAAGGGAGAACACCCCGTTGTTCCTTTGTTGTTGGAATACTCGGAAATGCAGAAACTTAAATCAACGTATGTTGAGGGTCTTATCCCTAAGTTGAATAACCACAGACTGCATCCATCCTTTCACCTTCACCGCACCGCCACAGGGCGTTTGTCTTCTAGCAACCCAAACCTTCAGAACATTCCACGCTCATCCAGTATTAGAAGTTTGTTTGTTGCCCCCGAGGGGTACAAATTGCTTGTGGCTGACTATGACCAAATTGAGTTGCGGGTCATGGCGATGTTCTCTCATGACAAACAGATGAGCCGTATCTTCAGAAATGAAGAAGACATTCACGCCGGAGCAGCCGCTCTTATTTTTAAAAAGCCCATCGCAGAAGTAACCAGTGATGAACGGCAGGTAGGAAAAGGGGTTAACTTCCTTACTGCCTACGGTGGTGGCGCTGGCAAGTTGGCTACCACCACTGGCATCTCTGTTGATGAAGCCCGAGAGATTATTGACAACTACTACAGGCAGTTTTCAGGCATTACGGAGTGGAAGCGCCAAGTCGTAGCAAACGGACGCATACGGGGCTATGTAGAGACTATGGCAGGGCGTAGACGTCGTCTTCCTGACCTCAAATCTAATGATGACATGGAGCGCTCCCGTGCCGAACGGCAGGCTGTAAACGCCGTCGTACAAGGATCAGCCGCTGATATCTGCAAGCAAGCCATGCTGGACATCCACGATCTGCTAAAAGGTACTGGTGCTAGTCTATTAGTCCAAGTACATGACGAATTGGTGGTATCCGTGCCCGAAGACCTTATTGAAGAAATAACTCCACGCTTTATGGAAGCCATGGGTC